CGGCGCATCTCGCGATTGATGGTCGCGGACTCGCGCGCCACATTGGCCGGCTGAAAACCCATGAGCTTCATCAGCGCATCGGCTTCGTCCACGTCCATGACCTTGCGGCCCTTGGTGTCGCGGTACTCGCCGGACTGCCACATCTGGGCAGACTTGGCGATGTTCTGCAGGGCGTTGGGGAGCATGCTGAGCCCGGCATCCAGCACATCGCCGTTCAAGGCCTTCTTGCCGGCGTCCTTGTACTGGTTCACCAGGCCACCGAATGCACCGGCGAACTCCAGCACGTCCCTGGAGACGTCCGTGTTCGACTTCAGCAGCATGCCGGTGCCCGGCAGCAGGTTGCCCATGCCCATGCGCACCGAGACATCCAGCGGCATGCCCGGCAGGGCCGAGAGGCCGCGCTGCGCGATGTCGGCGCCGGTATCACCCAGGCCCAGCGTGTTGGCGATGAAGTCGCGCTTCCAGCCCTTGGCCGAGGTGTCGTAGCCCAGGCTCTGCAGGAAGGTATCGATGAGGTCGTTCAGGTCCTCGGCGAACGGCAGGCCCTCGCTGCCGCCGGCGGCCAGCAACAGGGCAGCGGCCATGAGCACCGCGCGCCGGCCGGCCACGCGTTCCTTGCTGCCCGGGGTGCCGGCGTTCCACATGCGGCCCAGCCACTCCAGGTAGTGGATGCTGAACTGCTTGAACGTCAGCGCGGTGGCGCCGATGGCGTTGCGGGTCCAGTTGGGGGTGTTTCCCTTGTTGTAGAGGCCCTGGGTCTCGATGATGGCCTGCTTCGCGAAGGCGAACGGATCGGCCATGCCCTCGGCCTTGGCGGTCTGGTAGGCCGCGATGAACGTCACGCGGCGATTGAACTGCTCGGCCACCGAGAACGGCGCACCCCACAGGAACATGGCGCGCTTCACGAACGGGTTTTTGCCGAACGTGCCCATGGCTTCCGCGGTGAGGTGGTGGATTTCCTGGGGGCTCACGATGCCGTCTTGCTCGCCGCGGTGCAGGGCCGCGGCCATCTCCTTGTCGGCGATCTTCCCACCAGCGGCCATGCGCGCGCTGGCCAGCAATCGTCCCGCTGCCTTCACGCCCCCGCCCCACTGGCTCAGGTAAGGCAGCGTCATCATGATGGGCTGGGTGGTGTTCACCAGGGCCGAGGCGATCGAGCCACCGATGAAGTTCATGAACATCAGGGCCCGGATGGCCCCGGCCGTCTCCTGCGGGTTCTGCACCGAGTCGACCAGCTTCACCGCTTCGTCCTTCAGGTCGCCGGCGCGGATCTCCTCGGCGGCGGCCTTGGCCTCGCCCATGTTCATGGCGCCGGCCGCCAGGCGGGCGTTGCTGGTGACGAACGACGCCAGCACCCGGGTGACGTCATCGCTGAAGCCGGCCGTGCCCTTGCGGTTGATGAGGCGCTTCAGCGCGCTGCGGTTGTTCTTGGTGAGGCGCAGGTATTCCTGGAACACCGCCGACTTCTCGGCGCCCACGGCATCGGCGAACATCTCCAGCGACTCCACCGGCACGCCGCTGAACAGCTTGTAGGCCTCCTGCGACATCACACCCTGCTCCACCCGGCCCTTGAACTCGGGGTCGGCGTCCAGCTCGCGCGCCATGCGGTTGGCCTGGCCCCGGGTCTCATAGAGCCCGAAGAACTGCTGCTCGCCGTCCTTGCCCTTGATGGACACCAGGTACTTGCCGAAGCGCATCAGCGGCGCGTAGCCGCGGGCCTTGAGTCGGTCCACCTTGGCGTACTTGTCGGCGATGTCGTTCCAGGTCTGGGTCAGCTGCTCGCGCTTGCCCGGGTCTGCCTCAGCATCGGCCTTGTCCTGCAGGTACTGCTCAACGGCCGCATGCAGGCCGGCGCGGTTCTCCATAGCCATGCGCTTGAGCTCGGGCGGCACATCACCCAGCAGGCGCAAGGTGTCGGCGGCCACCACCTGATCGAGCGAGCCATTCACGGCGGCGCGGAACTGCTCGTAGTGCTCGATCTGCGCTTCGGTCAAGCCGAACTTCTCGCGCAACTCAGGCCGGGTGAACACCACACCGGGCGCCAGGTACTCGCGCTCGTAGCGGTTGCGGATGGCGCCCTCGTAGATGTCCAGCGGCGTGGCCTTCCAGCGCTTGAGCTCGCTTTCACTTACCAGGCCATCGGCGAACAGGCGGGCTTCCTTCTCGCGCGTCGTCATCGCTTCGGCCTCGCGCTGCAGGGCATCGATGCTCACCAGCTTTCCACCTTGGCGGCCGTAGTTCAGCGTGCCCTCGAAAATGGGCGCGGCCACGGCGGCGGCATCTGTGCTGCTGAGGCCGGACTTGCTGCGGTCGGCGATGTCGGCCAGGCGCTCCAGCTTGGGCAAGATGGAGGGGGCAAAGTCGGCCGCTTCATTGGCCAGGCTACTGGTGTCCTCGATGTAGCCCTGCACGGCATCGAACACCTTCTTGAACTCGGGATGCTTCTGCGCCTTGGCGTATTGGGTGCCCACGGTCTTTTGCCACCAGGAGACCTTCTCTCCGGCGCTGGAGAACAGGTCGGAAACCTTATCCCGAATGCCCTGCTGGTTGATGCCGGCCATCATGGAGGCGGCGCGGCTGGCCTGGGCCTGGGGCGCGGCCAGGTGCTCAGGGAACACATGCACCGCGTCGGGGTCGAACCCATCCCGCCGCGCCTGCTCGGTCGGATCCTGATTGATGCCGGCGCGCGCCACGGCCGCCACAAAAGTTTCGATCTGGGCATCCGTGAACCGCATGGACAGGCCCACGCGCTCGCTGAGCTTGTTCAGCCAGTTGCGGATCATGCCGGCCAGTTTGGACCAACCGCGCAGCTGCGTAGCTCCACCCTCCCCGGCCATGTCGGCCAGGGCTTCTTCGATGGCTTCGTCCTTGCTGATCTTGAGCTCGCGCGCCACCGAGTCGGCGCGATCGCGCAGCTTGGTGTTGGTCTGGTACATCTGCCGGATCAGGCGCTTGCCCTGCTGGCCGAACATCGCGCCCAGGCCGCGGTGAAAGGCCTCGTGCATCACCACGAAGTGCAGTTCCTCCGGCGTGTTCAGGTTGTCGGTGAAGACGTAGATCTGGTCCGTGCCGGGGAAGTAGGCGCCACGGACGTCGTCGCCATAGCCCGAGAGCTTGGCGCGAAGGTTCGCCGGCAGGTCGTCGAAGTTGCGCGCGACGTTGACGCGGTGCAGGCCAGCGGCCTCGTACTGGCGCGCGTAGAGCTCTGCCAGGCGGACTGGCAGGCCCTTGCCGCTGGAGCCCTTGAGCAGGTCCGAGATGCGGTTGGCCTTCGATCCTACTTCGCCTTCTTGGCCGCTTCCAGGTTGGCCTTCTGCCGGGAGTCCGGCTTCCAGTTCTTGGCCAGCTCGCGACCCTTCGCCCTGAACTCCTCGCGAGTCAGGCCTTTGCGCTCGGTAGCTTTCCCAGTCGGCTGTTGCGTTGCCATAGGTGTCCTTGTAACCCGCACCCATCTTCTGCCAGAAGGCGTCAGATTGGTCCAGGATGTCGATGATTCTGACCGGGCCATTGGCGTTTGCCAAGATGGCGGCCACGACCTGGCGGCCGGCGCCCGTGCGTTTGTCCGTGACTTCGATGTCGTGGATGGCCTCGACCTCGCCGGCCGGATTGACCTCCAGCGCGGCTTCGCCAAGCACCCCGCCGTCGTTGTCGACGATGAGGAAGCGGTGGGCCGTGTTGCCATCCTTCACCTGGGCGTTGTGACCCAGCGGCAGCGCGTCGTCGGCGAAGTCGTCCTCGGTGTTGAGCTGCTGGATGGCGATGAGGGAAGCACCCGGGCCGTAGTACTCCGGGCCGGCGGTGTTGCGGTCGGTGCGGGTCCAGCGCAGCGCGGCGCGCTCGGGGTCGGCGCGGCGGCTGGCCTTGGCAGTCGTTTTGCGAAAAACCGTCTCGCCGGTCTTCGCGTCCATCGTCATGGCATATCCGGGGTCCTTGCGCCGGTTCGTCTGCTCTCGCATGACCGCGTCGGGTATCTCAACGTCGGCAGGGACACGCACCTCATTGACGCGTGAATCCGGCGCCATCATTTCGGCGATGCGCGCCTCGACGTCAACCGCTGACGCTTCGGCCGGCGTGCCGCCAGCCTGTGCCTGCTCCGAAACCTTCGCCAGCGGCTTTTTGGTCTTAGCCGGGTCACGCACCCAGGCCTTGAACTCGTCCACGCTCATCGGCGTGATGGCCTTGAGGCCCTTCCAGCCCTTGGCGTAGTCGCCCTTCTTGAGGTCGGCGATCTCCGATTCTGAGAAGCCTAGATCCTCCAGAGCCGCGTCATCGCCCTTACGCAACGCGGCGTTGGCAACCTTCATCCGGTCCTGCAACTCCTCGCGCTCAGTGAGGCGCTGGCGCAGGCTTTCCAACTCAGCCTCTGGAGAGTTGTCCACGGGCCCACGTGCCGCGCGCTCCATACGCTTGATGCCGCGCTGCAGGTACTCGCGCGCTTCATCGGCGCGCTTGCGCTCGGTCTCCATGCGCTTGCGGTTGCGCTCGACAGGGAAGTGGGCAGGACCAGCAATCATGCTGGACATCACGCGGCTGCGAGCACTCAATACTGCAAGGTATCGCGACCGATACCCCTCGGCAACATCCTGGAAGACCTCGGTAATGCGGTCGAGCGCGGCCTGATCGGTTCCTGCCATGCGCGCAGCCTGATCCCAAGCAGATCGAAGGGTCTGCTGGAAGCCCTGCTGTTCTTGCACAGCGCGCTCATCTGGAACATGGGACGTGCCCGCGTGGGCCTGATATGCGGCGGCCCTCGGAATATCGACAACAGGCGGCATCGACGCATAGGTGCTCTGGAACTCCTTGCGCTCCTTCGGATGGGAACTTGACAACCAACCCTTCCGATCCGCTGTCCCCGCATCTTCCGCTGCAGCTGCTTCAGCCTGACCAGACAGCATGCCACGCACCTTGGCCAGTTGCTCATCAACAGCCTTGCGCGCAGCCTCGAGCGGCTTCTCCCCGCTCCGGCGCAACTCGGTAGACCTGGCCAGGATGGCGGCCTTGTCATCAGGGTGGATGGCAGATCCAGCCTTCTTCAAGCAGGTCGTCAATGAGGTCATGCGAAAGCTCCAACGCTCGTAAGTACAGCCATCACCATGGCGATCTCTTCTTCCTCGGCGCGCTCGCGCTGGTACCGACGCTGGGCCTGTTCAATGGTGCCGCCACCGCCGGCTGATGATGTGGGCGCCTGGGGTGCGGGTGTGCTGCCATCCGATAGCGCAAGGGCTGTCGACGTCTCCACCGCCATGCCAGCCACCAGCTTTTGCACAGCGACCAGGGCAAACGCCACGTCGGATTCCGTCGCCGTCCCCACTGGGCCGGATACGCCTGAACTGAGCGGCAGCGCCAAGTCGGTCTCGACAGACATCCCCACCGGCAAGCGCTGCACCGCGGCCAGCGCAAGTGCTGTATCCGTCTCGGTGGCAATGCCAACGGGAGACGCCTGACCTGAGCCGAGCTGCAGCGCGGTGTCGGTCTCGCTGGAAATTCCTACCAGTAGCGACTGCACAGCAGCCAGCGGAATCGACGCATCTGACTCTGCGGACAGACCGCATGCCAGTGATTGCAGTGCGGGTAGTGCAAGTGCCGCGCTTGATTCGGTGCAAAGGCCTACCGGCAGGATCTGCTTGGCACCAAGACTGAAGGCGGTGTCTGTCTCTGTCGCAATGCCAACCGCGCCACCGCTCCCAGCAGCCGGCGCGAACGCGAACCTGCTTCTCGCTGAAAAGTTTTGCCAAGGGTTCGCCGACAGTTCTGCCGTGTAGCCAGCGTCCAGATAGGTCGACGCGCGCGCATAGAGGCTGTAGTGGCCCTGGGCCTGCGCGTTGTATCCAGAGCCAAGATACTCTGTGGTCTTGCTCGCGTTCCCGACGAAGGCAGATGACGCAGACTGCACAGCCCCGTTGACGGCTAGCCGCGCAGATTGGGCTGAGCTGTCGGCGATCGTGTCGAACGTCAGCACGATTCGCAGAGGCACACCAATGGCAGCGACGCCTGTGAACGTAATCCGATAGGAACCTTGCCACCAGAGCCGAATGTCAGCGCCGTTCCGCTGCAGAACAGCATGTGGCGCAGCGCTTGTTGGCGTCGTTGCCAGCGACCAAATGCCGTGCCCGCCCGTCACCGAGGTGGGCGTGAAGACGATGACGACGGTCAGCGGCCCGGTCGTTATCGGGTTGGTCCTGGAGAAATACCCGGTGCCTGTGTTCTGGACGCTCGTGCCGGCGGCGCACGTAGCTGCAGCGAGCGAGCCGGTGTTGTTTGCCGTCCAGGCGCCGTCTGTCGTGATGTCGAACCACGCCGGCCCGTTCGGCAGGCAAAGCGCTGTCGGCAACAGGTCGTCGCCGATCTGTGGTGCGTCGTGTAGTGCCGGCTGGCTGTCCCACGGCAGCGGTAGGCGGCGCACGGCCATAGGTCAGGCCATCCGATGCTCGTTGAAGACGGCAGAAATGGTGATGGCGCGCGTGCCGCCCTGGGGCGCCGCAGACGACAGCTTGAACTTTTGCTTGCCCGACACGTTCAGGGTGTAGGTGCGGGTCGCTGGGTCCTCGCCCGGGGTATTGGCTGCCACGGTGTCCATCGGCGCCAGCGCCTGGGCGTGCTCGTCGCTGTCGTAAGTCGTGCCATCAGCAGACCACTTGACCCACAGGTTCACCACATCGCCGGACGCAGGTGTGCCGCTGTTGTCCACCGTGATCTGCAGCGAGGCTTGCACGGTGTCGGCATGAATCGTGATTGCATCAGAGTCGAAGCGTGCCGACGAGTTCAGAGACTTGGTACTGGCTGCTGCCCATTGGACCGTTGTCGCGTTGGTGTTGCTGTTGGCCATTACGCGCCCCGTGCGGCCTGAACATCCGCATAACCAATGGCGCCCTCGTAGCCCATCGTCGCTGGGATGGCATCGGTGCCAGTTCCGGATGCGAGCACCTTCTCACCCAGTGTGGCCAAGCGCTTGCAGTGGCCATACACCGAGGCACGCACATTCAGATCAGCCGCTGTGCCGACCCAGGTGGCATCGATGCCCGCACGTACATTGGCCTTGGACGGGTTGAACACGCGCTCGGCGTTGTTGAACATCCACTCCAAAATGCGCGCCTTGCCGACGCTGAGGTTGTCAACCCGTGTCCAATCCATGCCGTTCTGCATGATCTCGTCCTGGCTCACGGTAGTGCGCCAGACGACGAAATCAGCGGTTGGCTGGTTCAGCTGGTCCGCAATGAATGCAGCATTCGTGCTGTCGTTCGGCAAGGCGGCCCAGGCTGGTACGCTGGCAATATATGCCTTCAAGGCTGCGAGTTGTGCGCTGTTCATGAGGGCCTCAGCTTGCGCGGTAGAAGACGCCAGTCGTCATCTGGATGTCGGCACCGCTCGGGGTCTGCGCGAAGTCGAACATCGTGAGAGGAATGATGCTGGCATCGGTGCCGCTGGTGGTGTCGGCGTCGTAGCAGACGGCGATCTTGCTGATCGCATTGCCTGTGGCTGCCGTCCAGGTGACTGTGGGGAGGCTGATGTCGTAGCGGTCATTTGCATCGTCGGGTGCCGGTAGCGCCGCCAGATCGGCATCCGTCAGGGTCTTGCGCCCCATCGTGGTCTGCTCGTTGGTTGTTCCCAGCAGCAGCGCCGCCAGATCGTCCTTGTCGATCAAGGTGGCATCGGTTTCAAGTCCCGTGGTTTCGATGGGGACCAAGATGATGGCCGAGTTCGCCGGGTCGTTGGACTTGACACGGTTGTAGAACTCAACCACGCGCCCCTTGGCGATGTTGAAGACGATGTTTGCCATACCTGCCTCTGCTACTTGATCTTGGTGACGGTGAAGGCCTCCATCGGCCCGTTACCGGTGCGCCCCCGATCCACCGTGATCTTGAGCGCTGACCAGTCGCTAGCTTGCAGCGTCGGGTGCACGTTCACTGTGGGCGGATCTTGTTTGGGGACATTGACCTGCACCGCTGGCGGCGAGACCGTCACCTCCAGCTTCAGGCCCTTGATGGCGGACACCAGCGGCCCGAGGTCCAGGGGCTTCTCTTCGCGCTCGCTCTCGGGCTTCTCCATCAGCGCCACGATGTCGGCCAGGGAGCTGCCGATCTCGGTCAGCAGACCCTCGAAGGCCTTCATCTCAGCGCCTCGGTCCTTCATGGAGCGAAGCAGTTTCTCGATGTCGTCGATTGCAGTCATCCGAGGCACTCCTTCAGGCTCTTGAGGATGGATTCACGCTTGCGCAACTCGATCAGCGCTTCAGGGCGCGGAGAACTGCTCTGTTCTTTTGCCGCCGGCCGCTTTGTGCTGGCCGGGTTGTTCACCCATTCGTTGAACTCGTCGGCACTCATGCTGGTGACCGCCTTCAGCCCCTTCCAGCCCTTGGCATAGTTCGCGGCATAGGCGTCGCGCGCCTCCTGCTCGCTGTCGAAGCCGATCAGAGCCTTGTGCTCATCGAACTTGCCGGTGCTCGGGTCGATCTGGTCGACCACGTACACCGGGCCGCTGTGATCGGCGGAGGTGCCCGGCTTCACGAAGACGTCGACCTGCTCGCCATCGGCGCCGGTGCTGCGCTTGACATAGCCGTAGTGGTGCTGCAGCGTGTTGGTCCAGGCATTGCCATCGGTATCGACACCGCTGCGGGTGGAGCCCTGTGGGTTCTCGACGGTGATGTCAAGACCGGCCACGCGAACATGCCCCTTGGCATAGTTGCCGGCTTCCTTCTGGGCCTGGGTTGGCTCTGGGCGGTCGTTCGTTGGGCTGGTGGCGGCTTCGTTCGCTGCGGCATCCACCACGCTCTGCGGTGCGGAATCGTGACCCGTCAGTGCCGCGTCTCGCTGATCTCCATCTCGAGCAGCATCAGCCGCTCGGCCGCTGACGACAGGTGCGGCGGAAGGCTCATCCACTCGTCTTCCATCGCCAACAGACTGTGGTCCCAGATCTCCGACGCTTCGGCCAGTGTCAGGTGCCCGTCCATCACTGGCTGCAGGAGGTAGTCCGGCAGTTCCTGCCACGTCAGGCTCGACATTGCTGGGCTCCTTGACGATGAAACCACCCTGAACGGGTTCCACGGTCCCACCGGTCTTGCGGGATTCGACAAACGCTGCACTGCGGCTGCGGTAGACCTGCGCCGGCTGGACGCCTCCCGCGGGCTTCGGGGCCTGGGCTGCGGCCTGTTCGATCCGCTGAGCGGGCGTGAGCGGGTCGGCATCCTGCGACTGCATGACGCGGATGACGTCGTGCCGGGTGATGCGGCCGGCCTTGAAGTCCTGCACGAAGGCGCGGGCTTGCGGCGTGTTGACGGCGCTCACGCGCTCGAGATAGGCCGCCACCGGGTCGGTGGGTTCAACCGGCTGGAGTTCTACGGCATCGGTGCGGCGGCGCTCGGGCATCAGCAGCGGCGGCGCCGGGCGCCTTGGGTTCGGGTCGGCATTGACTGCCGAGGCCTTGCGGGCCTGTGCGCCCAGGCTGGCGGCTTCAGCTGCTGCTGCGGCTTGCGCGTCGTCGGCCTGCTGGCTGGACTGGCGCGCGTTGACGCGATCGATGCCGGTTTCAGGTATTGCCACGCCTGCACTGTCTACGCGCATCGTGCCGGTCGGCCGGGTGTCGGCGCCGATCAGGGCTGGGCCTTGTTCCATGCCCAGCAGGTCCTGGCTGCGAGCGCCGATGGCCTGCTGCTGGGCACTACCCGCGGACGTGTCGATCGGCTGCAGCACCGCCCGGCTGACGATCATCTCGGCCAAACCCAGCATGCGCTCAGCCGTGGCGGCCGGGATGTCGCCGCGCGTCGCTTGGGTGGCGTAGTAGCCCAGCGTGCCCATGGCATCTGGCCCGAGCTTCTCGCGGATCTGCTCGCGGACTTGAGGGTCCTGCAGCTGAGCGCGCAGCGCGTCGACACGCTGCGCCGGCGTCTGGTCAACCGTACCAGCGGAGCCCTCCGGCGGGACCGCTGCAGGTTGGGACCGCGCGCCTGTGTCCGGGAGGTCCAGCGGTGTGCTGGCGATTGCGTTTGCCGCGGAGATCATGTCGCCGACGTTCGTGGCCGTGGCGAGTTGCTGATGCGCTTGCGCGTCCAGCTCGGCCCGCTGGCGCGCGCGCAGTGATGCAGCGCCACCACCCAAACCACCGCCAACCATACCGACACCGGCCGAATCGATGATGTCGCGCAGGCCCTTGTCATCAGCAATGGGCTGGCCGGCGCCGTAGTGCTCGATGGCGGTCTGCACCGCCTCGGTCCCGCCTTCGCGCAGCATGCCGGCTGGAACCTCCCGCGCCGCACGGCCCAGCACGCCGGCCCCCTCGGCCTTGCTGCCCTTCAGCACCCGGCTCGCCAGGATGGCCTCGCCCGCGGTATCGACGCCTGCTGCAAGGCTGGCCGCAGCGAACACGCGGAACGTGTCGCCTGCATCCAGCTTGTCAGCGCCGCCGGCCGTCTCCACCGCATCGGGGTAGATGCTGCCCAACTCCATGCCGAAGTTGTGCGCACCGGCGCCAAGCACGCCGCCGATCTCCATCGCCTTGGTCGATGCCTCGGAAAGCGCCTTGATGGAAGCCTGCTTGGCCACCTCTTCACTGGCACCACCGGCGATGGCCTTCGCGGCCGCGGCCTCGGCGATCTCCTTGGCACCTTGGCGCGCCAACATCTTCGCGCCCACAGCACCCAGGCCACCGGTGGCAATGCTCTGCATGGCCTGGCCCGCCACATAGCCGGCCGAGTTCTTCAGGAAGTCCAGCCAGCCGACCTTGCCATCCCAAGCATCGGTTATGGAACTGGCGTCACCCTGGTGGGCCTGGGCTACCTCGTCGTTCTTCTGCTTGGCGTAGGCCAGCATGCTGTCGCGCGCGCCGTCGGCGCCGACGACATCGGCTGCATAGGCTCCGACGCCAGCAGCCAGGCCGGGCAGCTCAGCAAAGGAGCGCTTGAGGCCGGGCATGAACTGGCCCGACTGCTTGGGCTGCGCTGGCGCGCTCGGCGTTTCGATCCCGTACAGCTCGAATAGTGTCGGCACGTCAATTCACCCCGGTATCAATGCCGTACTGACGAGCCAAGGCAGCCTCCTGGCGACTCAGCGGTGCGCCACCGCGGCGGGCTTCAGCAGCGCGCCGCTGCAGTTCCTGGTACTCCATGCCCTGCTGCTGCGCCTGCCCCCTCGTCGTGGAAAGCCATCGAGCAGCCTGATCGAACAGGCTCACCGGCTTCTGAGCTTGGCTGGATGCGGTCACGTTTCCTTGAGCATCCACGGACATTTGGCCCTTGCCGCCAATCTGGACGTTAGCTTGCGCATCTCCGTTTGCAATCATTGCTTTCCGGATCGCCGCCAACTTCTGAGGTTCAGATCCGCCTGGATCGGACCTGGACGGGTCTTCGAGTTGAGCCAGATAGTCGTTTGCAACTACTGCAAAGTCGCGAGCAAATTGAGGACCAATGAGAGTGGCCTCTTGAATTGCCTTGCGTATCTTGGCTGGGTTCTTTTCACCGTACACGACAGCCAAAGCTTCTTGGCCGCCGTCAATCACACCGTTCTTCGCCTCAATCTTCTTCTTGGCGAGCTCGTGAGCGCCAATACGTCGCTGCAGTTCCTCGACCTCTGGACGCACATTCCCATCCTTGTCTTTCAGGCCTCCGCCCTCCAGAGATGCCTTATCGAGCAACTCTTGAAGCTTCTCCTGAGATCTTGATAGCGAATCGTGTTTCCTTCTATCTGCTTCAGGCATGCGGTCAAACGGAGACTTCTTCGCGGTCAAGCGGTCGTCAAAGTCAGAGCGAGCACCCCACTCCGCTCTGGCAATAGCGCCGTGCTTTTCAATGTCCATCGGGTCAAGCGCTGCACGCCGCTTCTTCTCACGCTCTAGTTCAGCGTCGGACGTTCCCGCGATGATCTCGTTCTTGGCCTTGATTTCTGCCGGGGTGGTTCCTTCGAGATACTGCACTCGGGTGTCAATGCCTGCCTGCCGAAGCTCCGGATTTGTGGCCTCGGCCACCTTGCCCTTCAGACTCACATCGCTCTGCATCTCCAGCGCCTTGCGCTGATTCACCAGCCGCTGGCCCTGCACTTCGTCCGACTGCTGCCACTGCTCGGTGCGCTGCATGTTGGCGAATTGGATGTCTGCCAGGGCCTGGGCGCGCTGCTGCTCCATCTCCTCGTTGATGTAGCGATTGGCCAGGGAGGCCACGCCAGCGCCGAGCCCGCCCAGCGCTGCACCGATGGCGCTGCCGATCCCGCTCATTGCTGGTACCCCGCGCGCATCTGCTGCTCTTCGGGGTCAGGCGGCTCGCCCTCGGCCTGATCCTCCTTCATGTCGGTAGGCGTACCCTCGGGTTGCTCGTTCGGTTCCGTGGCGTCTTCCGGCTCAGCGGCGCCCGGAACACCTGCAGCGCCCTGCCCCATCGCGCCCTGCGCGCCTTGCATGATCTGCTCGTCCGTGCCGCCCAGCTTCTTGCCGATGAGGACATAGGTCATCATGGCCGCTTCGTTCCAGTCGTCCTGGGTGACTTGCTGGCCAGCCTGCTGAAGGACCGTCGCGGCCTCGCCCAGCAGGCCCATGGCGGCAGGAAACAGCGCGGCGACCGGCAGGCCGCCTTGGGATTGCTTGTCCAGCGTCAGGAGCAGGCCCACGACGTTCTGAGCCATCTTCTGCGCCACCGGCATGTCGGCGGCCACGGCCTGCTTCAGTTGGTCGCGCGCCTCGGGCGAGTACATCACCTTGACGCCGGCGGCGATGATGCGCTCCACCGGGTCCACCAGTTCGGGCGGGGTGAACTTCTTCCAGTCAGGGCTGGTGGCGGCGCCGGAACTCTGGGCCTGCTGCCCCGGCGCGGGTTGCTGCCGGCTCTGCCGGGCTTGGTCCATCAGCATGCTCAGCCTCCGTTGGTGGTCAGGCGAATCGGGTTGTTCAGGTTCGCTCGGCGCTTTTCCATGAGGCTGCGCTGGTACTTGAGCTCATCTCGGCGGGGATCAAACACAGACTGAACGGCCATGCCTCCCAAGAGCGCGAGTTCTTTGTTGTCCTTCAGCACGCCGCCGATGCCCTTCAGCTTGTCCATCAGCGACTGAAGGTGGTCGGCGCCGTTGATCTGCTTCGCGCCTTCTGTGATGACCGATGGCACGCTACTGGCCCGCCCGAGTGCGGCATCCTGCGCGTTGAGCGTGATGGCCCGGTTCTGCGCATCGAGCAGCCCAGGATCAGCCGTCGTTCTCGCCAGCCTGGCCTGCTCCATCAGGTTGTAGCTGTCGTCTGCGGCGCCAAGAGTCTGCATGGAGCTATTCGTGCCCAGTAGATCGGCGCCGGCCGGCTGCGCTGTCGCCATCTGCTCGATGCCTTGAGGCGTCAGCTGCATGGAGGGGCTCGCAAGCTCAGCGCCTGCAAGCGTGCCGCCAGCATCCGCCAACGAGGAGCCGGCCTGCGCTGCATTGGATGCGCCTTCGACGGCCGACGAGGCGTCGGTCGCGTACTTGCCGAACTGTGCAGCATCGGACCCTGCCGCCGAGCCTGAGGCATCCCAAGCCGAACTCGCAGAATCAGCAGCTGAAGCGCCATTCGCGATGCCTGACGCGAGATTCGCCACGCCACTCGCAAGGGAAAGCATGCCGCCGAGCTTTTGCAGCGACTTGTTGCCGGTCAGAAGTCCAGCACCGGCGAGGAAGCCGCCGGCAACTGCCGTGAAACTTGCGAAACCAGCGGAAAGCGCGGCAACGACACCGCCGGCCTCGGCCACCGCGGTGAAGGCCGCCACGATCGGGAGCACTACGGCCATCTGGGCCTCCTACTTTCTGAAGATGCAGACCCGCTGCACCCGGTTGAATCCATAGCGGCGCAACAGCCTGGCAAACCCAGGCCGCGCGCCAAACTCCTCTGGGAACTGAACCTGACGAACGCGCATGTCGTGGTCGGCCCAGGCCATCAGGGAACTCAGCAACTCGCGCCCGACACCAGGAACACCGCGGGCCTGGCACATCACCACATGCGCTTCGGCACGCTCGAAGAACATCATCTCGGCCACGCACGCAGCGATTCCGCCGACGATGCGATTGCCATCGAAGGCTGCAAGTTGGAAGTCCGAGTTGGAATTGACGAAGTGGCTGATCACGGACACCACCTTGGGACGGCTCAAGCGCAGGCCGGCGTGATGGTCCAGAGCCATGCCCTGAATGGCGAAGTCGGCCAGTGGCTCAATCTCGGCAGCGGTGATGCGGCGATAGGTGATCACGCCGCCATTCTTGAAGCTGGAGCGCGCCGTCTGTGTGGGCGCGTTGTTCAGACACCTGTGCCCAAATCGTCCCGCCAGTCGACACGCCCATCGCCGTTGGTGTCTGTGCGGCCGGCGGGCTGATCACTGGACCCGCCGCTGCCACCGCCGCCGGGCGCCACCGGCCCAAAGTTCAGCAGGTCGCTCACATCCACGCTTCCGCCTCCGACCTTCTTCCAGAAGTTGGTAAAGGACTGGAAGCCGCTCTTCACGTTCTCGATCATGATGGACTTCGCGCCAGCTTCCAGGTCCGGGTTGTTCTGGATCTGGTTGATGCTGTCCATCATCGTGCCCCAGGCGCGGCTGATGTTCTCGTTCCCGGCGATGGCGGACTTGTTGCTCTCGGCCAACTGGGAGAGCTTCTCGCGGCTGGCCACGTCCAGGTTTGCCAGCGTTACCTTGGTCGACTGGTCGCGGCTGAACTGGCTCTCCTGCTGCTTGAGCTGCAGGTCCTTCTGGTCGAGGTCGGCCAGAAACTGCCGATCCTGCTGGCTGAGCTGGTCGCGGTTGAGTTGCAGTTGCGCGGTGTCGAGGCCGAGCTTCTGGGCGAACTGCTCGCGCTGGACGGCCAGGTTGTCGCGCTGCAGTTGCAGGTCTTGCGCGAACTGGCGATCTTGCTGGCTGAGCTTCTGACCCTCCAGCCCGAGCGTCTGATCGAACTGCGTCTGAGACTGGTCTAGCTTCTTGCCTTCCAGACCCAAAGTTGCATCAAACTGGCGCCGCTGCTCCATCAGGCTAGTGCCAGTCTTCTCCTTGTCCCATCCCAACCCTGCATCAAACTGCCGCGCGCTCTCCCCCATGTTGAGCCCAGCAATTCCGATCTGGCCGCGGCTCTGAGCGTTCGCAATCGCAACCTGGTTCTGAGCATTCTGATTCGCCAACTGCTGCTGCTGGTAGAAGTTCGCGTCGGCGCTGGCGATCGGCATCGCGGTTTCGATCACCGCTTGCTCGCCGGCCTGCCCTGCCAGGCTGGTGTTTTGCAGGCCAAGGCCTACACCCTTCTGCTTGGCGCGCGTGCGGGCTGCCGTCATCAGAGGGCCGCCGTAGCTGGTGATGTCGTTGACGCGACCCGCTACGCCCTTCGCTTCATCAAACGAACCCGTGACAGCCTGGGCCTGGGAACTGTCACTGAGCGCCGAGTAGGCCGCCGCCATATCCTTGTCCGGCATGTAGTCGAAAGGACTGGCTGGCTTCTTCGTTGCAGCTTCGGTTGCCACGTCTTTGAAAATGCTCATGCCAGGATCTGAGCTGCGCGCTCAGCCGAGAAAGAAGCCTGCACGCCAGCAATGGTCCTGGGGTCATCCAGGTCAACACTGGTCCCATCCGGATCAGGCGTGGCCCAGTCCAGCATCTTCACGAACATCTCGGCGTCGGCGTCGGTGCGAGCAACCGTGAGCAGACCGGTGAACTCGGTCTGCGTCATGCGGTCGACGAACTGGAGCTTGGTGAGCCTCCGGCCTGGTTGTGGCGCCTGGATCGGAACTGGTGTCCGGTTGAGCGCAACTGCCAACGTACCACCGGAGTTCGAGGAGGTGTAGTCATTCATGCCCGAGCCTCATAGCGGTAGGTGATATTCGCGCCATCGGTCTCTGACAGAGAGCACTTGTACTGAATCAGAAGTGACCGCTCGTAGGGGATGTCTTGATCAAGAACCGACGACGTCGTGCCAGAGACGATCTGCCCGACCGCAACATAGGTGTACGTCGACGTGCTGGCTACAAGGCTGTTGAAGATTTCATCACCATCGCGGACGATGCGAAGGTGCATATCCTTCGCCACGCCATTGGCGTTGTAGACAGCTGCCACCTTGAGAGACCCTGCCCCAGTTGCCCAGAGGATGTTCTTCCAGGAGTCCGCTACACATACCCCCGAGGCCGTCGATGCGCGGGGGCTGTGCACGCCACTACCACTGATCGGCCCAGAGAAACCGTGCGGAAGATTCGTTACGCGGCGTTCACGCGAGCCGACGCGGCCAAACCCCGCAAGCGTCCCGCGGTTCATCAGAAGTCTCCACCCGAGACGAACACCTCAAATCCTTCTGCGTTGTGGGTAGAGAAACCGACCTGCCATCCGGCGGCCAGGATCTCTCCCACCTCATCGTCAAGTGCATAGAAGGCAGGGGTGGAGGCCGATGGCGTGATCGCGCTGACAGCGTACTCACGCCACAACTTCCATGCACCGGCGCCGTTCTTCTTGAACGCCCGGACCAGGCCGGCGATCGTGGTCCCGTTGGCATGAATTTCGATTCGTTCAACACGCGACCCCGACGCGCCAGACGTGAACAGCGAAGTGATGGTGCCTGTCCCATCACGATTCGTGTTCGCCGCGCTGATGGTCGCCGACTCGCTGCGCGGAATCGATGCGAAGTTGGCTGAGTCAGACATTTACAGGACTCCTTGCACCAGCATCAACTGCTGGATGTAGCTCGATGAATTCGCGACGCTGGCTGCTGATGCTGCTGCCTCGCTGGCCTTGGTCGTTGCCGTCGTCGCTGCAGTGATAGCGGCAGACATCTCCTCGGACGTCGCGGCCACAACTGCAATTGGGTCTCCGTTTGCATCGAAGGCCAGCGACTTGCTGCTGCGACTCGCCTTATTGGGCAACAGGGCCAGCGCATCTCCTGTGGGCGCGCGCAGCGAGCACTGCAGCACGGCATACACGCCATCAAAGGCTGTGCCGACCGCTGCAAATTCGTTCTCGACAGGCTTGGATCGGTTGGCCGAACCCGGCACTACGTCGAAGGTCCAGGTGTAGAAGGGATTGCTCATCGCACGCTCCGCAGAAGCCGGTGATAGACGATCACAGAGTGCAGCTCATGCGGCAACTCGGTCTTGGACTCTCCGAAGACGGTGAGCGCGAAGTTCTGCCCAACGTCCAGGGTGCGCAGGTGCACGGTCTGCCCGGCCTGGCCATCCCACACACCGGTGTCCCAGTTCCCGATGTCCCAGAGCGTCGCAGGCGGTGGAGTCTCGACCGTGACCACGCTGGTCTCCAGCTTTTCTGGGTCGCCGTAGTCGGCCTCAATGGCGTAGCTGATACGGCCGGCCGACTGGCCGGACACCTCGAGCTCCGACCTTGGCACCTTCTTCCTTCGACCTGGCTTCTTCAGGTTCGAGTACGGCAGCTTGAGCCAATGGGAGACCGGCTCGCCATCAAACGACCGGCTCACATCGGCCTCGCGCACATAGCCGTCATCACAGCCGACGAAGACCCGAGACAGGCCGTCCATCTCGCCCTCACAGGCCACGTTGACCTGGAATGGCAAGCTGCAGAACATCCAGGACCAGCGCTTGCCCGGCGCGCCCACCAGCACACTGCCATCATTCAGGAACAGCCGGTACCGCCCGTAGCGGCTGCTGACCACGCTGGCGCGCGCCGTCAGGCTCGTGGCCTTGCGTCGAATGTGCTCGGTGATAGTCTGTGAGGTGAAATTCCCGAAGCTCTGCGTCGGCGTGAAGTCGCGCATGCCCGCGGCGTCCAGCGCCACGACGCGGCCGAGCACCTGGGCCGTGTAGGCCTGGCCACCGACTTTGCTGCTGAGCGTGTCGATCTGGAAGGTGGTCGCGTCGCCGTAGATCACCGCGGACTTATCCTTGGCCAGCACCATCAGCGCGCTTTCGTCCTTCTGCCCGGCCACCGACACCAGGTCAGTGACGGTATCGCCCATCGCCAGTTCAGCAGAGCCGGTGATCACGTTCCACGCGTAGGGGTCTTGGATGCTCGATCGCTGTACCGAGACGCCGAAGGCGGCCCACAGGTACTGCTTGTGAAGTTCAATGGTGCTCGGCTTCACCGGCATGCTGACGGGGATCGGCACCAGCACGGTACCGTCGAACTCGATCAGGTCATTGACGCCATCGGCGCCATACAGCCGCATGGTCAGGCCGCCGGAGAAGTTGTAGGGCTTCAGCACCCACCGCCCGCCCGGGGCCAGCACGATCTGGCTCTGCGCGCCGGACAGGTCCAGCGTGCCGCCACCGGTCAATGCGCCGGCCGTGAAAGCGCCCGAGGCGCCCGAGATGATCAGCCATCCGCTGGCCTTGTTGCCTACCGTCCAGTCCCCGGCCTGCGCAACCACGCGCCGAACGGTCGCGGTGACGCCGCCCTTGGTGATGACGGCGCCCTCGACTGGCGCCACCGTGCCGTTTGTGAAAGCCACACGCTGCAGCAGCGGCACTTCCACCCAGCCGGCATTCGTGGCCTTGTAGACCTTCTGGCTGCTGACGTCGAAGTCACGCCAGGCGTACAGCACGCCGTAGAGAATCGCCGCACCGCGCACCGGTGTGCCATCCAGGCCTGGCACCTTGCCGATCTCCGTGCGCAAGTAGTCCTCGGCCGCCGCGGCCATGTCGTTGAACTCGAGCGCCATCACCGCCGGCTCGGTCAGCGCCACGCCCTTGTAGATCCCACCGACCGTGAGCGTGTCGCCCGAGGCAAACGCACCGGTGACGCGAACGACAGCCAGGTGCGTCTCGGTCGCATAGACCACCGTGGCCGATGCGCCGCTGGGCGCTCCGATGACCGTATTGCCTGCCACCATGGCACCGAACGTACCCTGGGCGCCCAGCAGCGTGACTTCGACATCGCTGGGCCTGGTGCGGCCGTCGTAGCGGAGATACCCCCCCACGCGCGCATAGCCGCCGCCCACCTTGGGCTCGTAGTTCTCGGACCCGATGACGCCGCCGGGGTTCTGGCTGAGGACGGGCGTCTCGGTGTCAAGCCCACCGCCCAGGGCGATCGGGTATGGCGCGTCAGCATTGGCCGGGAAGTCGTCGACCATCACAGCAGCGGATCTCCCCAGGTCATCGACGGAAGATCATCAGCCGCCAGGCGCTTCACCACGCCGTATTCAGCAGCACCGCGCTTGTACGCCACGCCTGCCTCGTCGAAGCCGGCATAGAGCATCAGCGCGCGCCAGACGATGGCCATGTGATGCTCTTCGAACAACGGTGGAATGTCGGTGTCCTGCGTCGGACGGACCGGCCGCTTGTACCGCTCCACCGTCACCACCGTATCGGCAGCAACGATGGCGCTGAGCGCGACCGAGCGGTCAGGCCGGATGCTCCACGCTGAAGGATTGCCGTCCTGGATCACCGGGTAGAGATCGCGGAACTCGTCCCACGGGTAATAGGTCAGTTCCGTTGTTCCGATCTTGGCGGTGTCCTTCTCATAGCGTTTGTGCGCCAGAGACTGGGCCAGGATGCTGGTCCCTGCGGTGAAGGTGAGCGGCGCCTGTTCCCACATGCTGGGCCAGTTGCGAAGGCCGCAGACCTCCAGCCAGGCGTCATCGATCCAGTTGACGAAGTTCCGTGCGTCGCCCGACTGGTTCAGCGTGGAACCCAGCTTCAATCCGCTCGCGCCAGATTCGAAGATCAGGCGCTGGACCAGCTCCAGCCGGTTCATCAGCAGCCTTCACGGCGCATGCGGTTCAGCCACTTCATGCCCGCCGGGTTGTCGTCCCTGAGGATCTCGATGTGATAGGCCGGCAGGTTCTTGTTCTTGATGCGCTGGCCCTCGTCGAGCTCGGGGTCATGCAGTTTCTCGACGGAGAAGCTCGTGGTCGACGCGCGCACCAGGCGCTCGAGGTGCGTGCGGCGCACCACCAGCGGCACATTACGGGGCAGCCAGCGCTGATGGCCGTTCACGCCCACCGGCACCACGGGGCTTTCGCGCTCGTTGCTGGCCTCGGCAATCCGGATACCGACGCGCTCGTTCATGAACGCCTCGTACTCCAGGCTGTCGGCGAACTCGCGGAAGTTGTCGGGCACATGGATGGCATGCGCGCCCGGGGCCTCATCGGTCATGTCCATGAAGCCCTCCCAGCCGCCTTTATCCAGGCTCTCGGTACGGGCTTGCACGTTTGCTGATTGTCTCGCCATGGTGGAATCCTCGAAGTTGAAAGGAAGGCCAGGGCCGAAGCCCCGGCCATGGATCACAGCGCCACAGGGGTGCTGTAGTCGGGGCCGAAGTCCCCATATGCACCAGTGACACCTGCAGCCGACAAATCGGTAGCGGCCGGCGTGAACGTGGCAGCCGCACCGGTGGTCACGCTGATGAAGCCGATCACCGTTTTGTCACTCGGGTTGGGGATCTCGGCGGCTTTGCGCTGGTCACCACTCGGGCTGGGCGTGACGACGCTGCCCTGGACCGTGGTCACAGTCCCCGCAGCGTCGATAGCCACAAAGAACACCGACCGCTGGCTATTGCCAAGCGCGGTGCCAGCGGAAAAGGCCAGGTTGTCCGTGGCCGCCTTGTAGTAGGCGCGGCCTCCGATGACATAGCTGAAGGCGTTGGTGATCTTGAACGTGTTGGCGTTCGTCCCCTCGGCGATGCCGGGGGCACCGAGGGAATAGTTGTCGCGATACTTGGTCAGCATTGAAAACTCCTGAATTTGGAAGCATGTTGGGGGAGCACTTGGCTCCCCCATGTGGGCGCGTTAGCCGATCAGCGCGCTGCAGGCCACCTCAGCAACCGCCATGTGGAAGTTGTTGAGGATCACGGCCGCGCTCCAGCACTTCATGCCCATCTCGCCGCGCTGGCCGAGGATGTCGCCCTTGACCTTTTCGCCGGCGGCCTTGTAGCCGATGTCCATGGCGTTCTTGCCGCGGAAAGCCACCGAGCCCAGGGCCTCGCCGCCCATGATCACGATCGGGTAGACGTCGGCATTGCCGGCGCCACCGGCATTCGGGATGCCGCTGGTCAGGATCGTGTTGGCGGCCGCGGTGGTGCCCGCGGTCAGGTACGGCGTGAAGTGCGGCGACTGGATGAACCGCACCTTGCCCAGCGAACCGACCTCATCCGGATCGATCATGTCGGCAGAACCACCGGGGTAGTCCTTAGCCTTCACGAAGTTGGGCATCGACTCGAGGTCGTAGCGCAGGTTCGGATGGGTGAAGCCGACGTAGCAGCTGTCGATCGCGCGGGTCTCGAAGCCCGGGCTGGCCTTGAGCGACTCGGTGAGCAGCTCGGCCATGTTGTTTTCCAGGCCGCGGGTGATGTTGGCGATCAGCGTGGCCGAGACCTTGGCATTGACCAGCGAACGCGAAGCCACGCCGGCGGCGTAGTACACGTTCGTGCAAGCCTTGGCCTGTCCCCACTTGATCATTTCCAGCAGCAGGCCCGCGCGCTGACCTGCGATCTTCTTGATCTCGCTGGGAACGTCGTCCTCGTGGATGTCCTCGGTGCGGTCAGTCCAGCGGTAGATGAAAGCGAACTGCTCCATCGTCACCGGGATGTCCTGCGGCGTGATGCTCTCGGCGGTGGGCTGTTCGCCTTCGCTGATGCGGTGCGCGCCGACCTGGACGTCCCAGGTGTTCGGGCTGTTCACCGTTGCGCCCTTGGGCAGCCAGCGGCGGAAGATCATCTGCAAGCCCGAGTTCATCGGCATGGGCTGGTTCTTGCAGTACTTGCCCAGCTTTTCCTTCGGCACAACGTGCTTCAGGATCGCGCCCTTGACGATGCCAACGCGCATCGTCGTGTTCGAGAGATTGTTGTCAGCCATGGCCGACTCCTGTTTTCAGCGAGCCGGCCCCTCGATCGTCAGATCATGTGGAGAAGCCGATGCTCATGCCGTCGTCCTCAGTGCCGGGCGGGGCCTTGGCAGGCTGGCGGGCGCCGCCGTGAGGCTGGACACCTGCGGCCATGCGCGTCTGGCGCACCTGGGCTGTGGACTGGGCGGTTTGTGTTTGCTGGCGGTGCGCCTTGAAGCCATCCAGAACCTCGGACAGTTGCTTGGCCGTGTTGGCCTTGGCGAACTTCGCGCCCATCTCAGGGTTCGAAGCGAGCCAGAGCTTTGCGTCCGTGCTTTCCAGCGTTTCAAACCAGCCCGGGTGGGCCAGGTCGAGCGCCTCGAAGTGCGCAGCTGTGACCGGATCGACGTCCGGTTGGTGGGCTGGCGCTTGCACGGCCGGCGCCGGTGTGGGCGCTGCAGCCTGCTGTTCGGGTTTGGGCGGGATCAACGCTGCGAGTTCCTCCAGCGCGTCCATTACCTCGGGCATGTCGGCTCCCAGGGATTCCCTGGCCTGCTCCAGCTTCGACTTCACCGGCGGCGCCGGCGGCGTAGCTGCTGCTCCTGTCTGTGCTGCGGACTTGTCCAGTTGGCTCTGAAGCGAGCGAACGTGACCATCGAGGCGACGGTTCATCTGAGTGACCGTGGCGAGCTCAGTCTTCAGCGTCGGGACTTCAGCGAGCAAGTTCCTGACTGCTTCTGGTAGCGCAGCGAACGGGTCGACCTGCGGCTCGGCGCCTGAACTCTGATCAGCGGCCGGCTGCGGCTCCTTCACCTGCTGGCCGGCAGGATTGGATGCGGCGCCTTGCGGCTGGGCCTGCGAATCGGTTTTGTCTCCCGACTGGCTGGCCTTATCAGAATTGAAGCCAGCGAGCATGTCTGCATCGTCTGTTTCATTCGTCTGTGCGGTGTCCATTTTTCGCTCTCCGTCAAGTGGGTTGTGTGGGCGGCTTCAATCGCCGTCGTGGTGGAACTGCTGTTGGTTCTTTTCCTGCGCGGCCTTCGTCACCTCAGGCAGCGCCAGGTATTCCTTGAGCACGTTGATGCGCGAGCGCAGGCGTGCCGAGCCGAGGGGGCGCTCATCCAGGGCCGAGCTCTCCAGATCGTTGCGGGCGCGAGCCAGGTCCGCAAGGAGCTTGGCCTCGATCCGCTTCCAGACGTTGGTCTCGAAGTCGGTAAGCAGGAATGGGCCGAGCGTGCTCATAGGCCGCGGCCGTCACCGGCTGTCAGGGCGAACTGTTTCTCGGCGGCGAAGAGATCGCGTTTGTTGCGCAGGTCCATGGCCTTTGTGGCAAGCATGGCGCGCAGCTGTTCGAACGTGATCTCCTTCTGGCCAGCGAACTCCATGGCTTGCACCTGAAACTCAACGTCAGAAAGCAGCTTCTGAAGGGCGCGATCCTCGGCAGCTTGCTGTGCCTTGAACTCACGTTCCTGCTGGCGGTCAGCGATCTGGGCCTGGCTGACCTCAATATCCGTCTGCCGCTTGATCTGCGCCGCCTCAATGCGCGGGTCCACCGGCGGCTTCTGCTGGGCCGCGGCCTGCTTCTCGTCCTCGGTGAGCTTCACCGACTCGGGTTCGATCTCCACCGACTTGAGGATCTGCTCGCCGACGCGTGCCTTGCTCAGCTCGAATGCCGGGTCGTTCGCCATCGGCGCCACCACCTGCTGCAGGGCAATGGCCTTGCGGTCGCGGTGGATCAGCACGCTCGCACCAATCGCCTTGCACTGGAAATCGCCCTTGCAGTCCTTGGAGACGTTCGGGTCCTGCATCATCCAGTCGTAGAAGTCGCTGATGAGCGGGGCCAGGACCTCGTCGTACTCCTTGGCGATGTCCAGCAGCGGGCTGGCGGCATTGGCCTCCAGCATCTCCATGCCGCCCAGGGTGTCGGGGCTACTGCCGGTGATGCCTTGCATCAGGAGCGGAATGTCGGCCAGCTGGTCTGCCCACTCTTGGGAGGCCTTGACGATGTTGAACAGCTGCTCCTGCACGGATGGAACGGTGAACAGGCCGAAGGCCTTGCGAACGTCGTCCATGGTCTCGCTGGCTTCGAACTCGAAGAACTTGTTGCGAGCAACGGCATATGTGCCGTCGACGGGCGTCACCTTCTCCTTGGCCATGCAGATGATCGGACCAGCGCTCTGGCCGGCGTTCTCCATCATGGCGCGCACCGAGCTGGTCAGCATCTTCTGAGGCGTGCTGATCTTGAGAGGGATGCCCTTGCCGTAGGGCCGGCCCTCGACGATCGACCAGCGGAAGAAGCGGTAGGGGAAGCCGCCCTTCTCGTTCGGGTTCAGCACCACCTTGACGATGCGGCCATTGATCATGGTCGCCACGATGGGGATCGAGTCCAGCTCCATCGCGGCTTCGATCTGGCTGGCAATGGCCTGCGCTGCCTTTTCTTCAGACAGCCCGGCCGGCGCGATGGTCAGCGCAGGGATCTCGAAACCGCAGGCAATCAGCTGCGCCGGTGTAACGTCGGCGTAGAGGTAGAAGGTCTCGAAGGTCTTGCGGTCATAGACCCGCGTTTGGCCTTCTCGCTCGCTCTTGTAGCGGTCGTCCCAGCGCGAGTAGGCCAGCGGGCCCTGCTGCAGCACCGTGGCCAGTTCGTTGGCCTCGTAGCCAGGTTGCTGCTTGAGCTCGCGGACCTGGCGTGGGGTCAGGTAGTCGCGCTCGATGAAGTAGGTTCCCTTGTGGATGTCGTCGCCGCAACTCGGGTCGGGGAAGCAGTTCGCGACCGAGATCGCCACCGCGCGCGGCACCAGCTTCTCGCTGACCTCGATGGTGGCAATGCCGCTTTGGTCGATCTTCCAGCGGCGCTCCTTCTTCACCGTGGGGATGGGCCCCTTGATGACGCCGGTTCCAACCCGGGCGCCATCCTTGATCATCTTGCGCAACTCGGCGTAGGCGCTCTTGCCGTTGTAGATGGCCGTGTCGGTCAGCCAGTCCTGGATCTGGTTTCCGGCCCGGTCCGATTTGTCCTTCAGCAGTACCGTCAGGGCCTTGGCCACATCAGCGGCCGGGTGCACCGAGCCATCCTGCAGCTGCACGCTGGCATTGCCACTGCCGCCGTTGATGGCCTCGTCGTACTCAGGCACCGGGGTGGGCTCGACCTTCCAGGGCCGCATGTCGCCGGGCAGCACACGACGGATCACCTGGGATGACCCGATGCCGGTCTTGCTTTCGGTGATGTTGATGATCACCCGGCTGCGGCCCTGCACAGGCTTCTGCGGCTTGGACTCCGTCGATGCGACGCCAGGCTCAAGGCCCGCGTACAGGTCCTCGGCCTCCTGCCATTCGTCCTCGATGCCAGACTGCAGGCGCGCGTCCACCGCTTCCTTGAGCCAGCCGAGGAACAGGGTTTGCACCTGCAGGCGGCTTTGCTCGGGGGTCTGGCCGTCGTCGGTTTGGGTCTGGTTCTGCATGGTCACATGCCCGTGTAGGAGTCCGGTTCGTAGCTCACGACGCGAGACTGGTTGATTGATCTGGGCTTCGATGCTGTTTGCATCGCCTGCACGCCGCCGTTCTCAAGGGCCACGTACTGCAGGGCATCATGCGGGTGCGAGTACCCGTTCTTTGTGGGCTCTTCGGTGTAGCGCTCTTCACCAATGACCTGGATGCGGCGGTACTTGTAGCCACCGTTGAATCCCTTTCGTAGGGTCTGGCAGCACGGATCGAGCAACAGGGTCGGCTGACCACCGTTCAACCGGCTGAGGAACCAGGCCACAGCGCCTCGGCGCGCAAGGAAGGCATTCGTCTTGGCCGACTTGATGCGCAGGCCTGCAGCCTTCACTTCCTCGAAGCAGCTCTTCTCGTCGGTTTGCGATCGCTGAGAGCCAGCAGGATCTCCATAGACCTGGATCAGCTTGTCACGCTTGGACCAGAAGGCCGGGTAGACCTTCATCAGCTGCGGGATCAGCACGTCGGCCAGGAACTGCCGGATTGCCATGTCCTCACCGCACAGCTCATCGAGAATCAGAAGCCTGCCGCGCGGGTCAATCTGGGTGATGATGGCCGCCGGCGTCAGGCCGAAGTCCATGCCGATGTCGATCTGCACGTTCTGCAGCGGGTTGATCGGCTTGACGTGCAGCGTGTCGTTCCATTCCGGATATACCGGCTTTCCATCGTGCACTGACCCATACAGGCCCAGCAGGAAGATGCGGATCCATTGCTCGGTCTTACCAGGCACCTGGCGCAACCAATAGCCATAGCCGAGCGTGTGGTTCTTGACGTTCTCGGCATCAGGGTTTGGCACATACACGCCATCCACCAGCAGTAGCGCGCCGGGCTGGGCGAAGAATTCAAAGCCCTCGGGCCTGCTGACCTCGGCCAGGTCGTACCACCAGTGATCCTCATCGGGGCTGTTGGTGTCCATGATCACGCCAGACCATGTGGACCCACCTTGAGCCTTTGACGGGAAGCGCCCCACACGGCCAGTGGCCATGTCCAGCACCGCCTTTGGCAACTCACTGGCCTCGTTCAACCAGGCGCCAGTGAGATCCAGCGACTTCAGCTTCTTCACATCAGCCGGGCGGTCCAGGCTGATGAACAAGACCTCGAGGTCGACCCAGGTCCCATCCGGCAGCTTCTGGCGGAAGTGGCTGGTGATGGGCGCATCCCAGGTGATCGGTGCGCGGTCTTCACCGGCCCAGTCCTGCCAGGTCTTGATGGTGGTCGACTTCAGCTCGGGGTAGCTGTTGCGGATCGCAGCCCAGCGGCTACGCCTGACACCGAGGTAGGGCTCCTGCTCTGCCGCGCGTCGGATGATCTCCATGCAGCACGTCACCGATTTGCCCGTGCCGATTGGCCCGCGCAGGCCACGCACGAAGGCCTTGGAGCGGTGGAAGAGGCTGGCGGTCTTCTCGGCCTTGTAGTTGATGTCAGCCATCAGAAACTGATGTTGATGTCGCCAGTTCCGCCATCGCCCACCTTTGAGCCGATGCCATAGGCCTCGCGCTCCAGTGCGATAAGCGTCTTCAGGGTGTCGCCAAGGTCCTTCATGACCTTGGTGCGGCTCGGCAGAGCGATGATCTTGTGATAGAGCTCGTTGAGCTTGTCGATGCCCTTCTCGTCCGGCTTGGCCATGAGCTCACCCAGTTGCTCAAGCTCCGGTACGTTGTTGGTCTGCAGTTCCAATTCGTCCAGCAACTTCATGGCCAGCGTGCGGCCGCGCGCAATGTCGCGGCGGTGGCCGAGTTCGATGCGGGCTTGCACCTCGCTTTCGACCTCGATGCGAACCGCTTCGGTTAGTTTGGTTTGCGGGCTAACTTCCGCACTAACTAACGCGGCACTAACCTTGGCGGCAGCCTTGGCCTGGATCTTGGCCTTCAGGTCACGTTCCCATCCATCGCGCTTGGCGCGCTTGATGATCCCGGCATCTGATACCCCGTACTCGGTACCGATGTCCTTCAGAGAGCGGATGCCGGCGCGGTAGTGGATCTCGATGGCTTCCCAATCGATGGCCGCGCGCTTGGGCTTCTCTTCGGTCTGGGCCTTCGCCTTCTTGGCGGGGGTGGGCTTCTTGGTGGCCATCAGCGCACCTCTGCCGGTTCCTGCGCCGGCACCATGACATCCGGCTTGGGGTAGTTCCAGAAGGCGCGCATGGCATCGAGCGGAGCCGCGCGGGCTGCAAGGGCAACCATCACCGGGCGGCAATAGCCGTGCGGGTACTCGTCTGGGAACAAGGCCCTGAGCGCTCCGATGGCCAACCACATCTGGACCGCAATGCGCGTTTCGTCCAACGCTGGAGCCCAGTGCATGCTGAATGCACCCACCTCATCCTGGGTGAACAGACGGGGCGGCCGCTCACGCAGTGCGCGCGGGGCTCCCCACAGGTCCGGGCCAGGCGGCCCAAATCCTTCGCCGGTCTGGCCGCAGTCCAGGCAACGATAGGAAGGGCGCCATGTGTCGCCCAGTAGGAACAGGGTTCCTGGCTTGGTGTTGGGGTGGCTGCAGGGGTTCATGGGCTCACCCGATAGCGGCGGAAGACGATCTGCTTCGGCTCGGCGCCGCGAAAGTTCTGCTCGGTGATCCATGCCGGCCGTTTGTTGGACAGCTTTGCCTGGCTGCGGCGCTTGAGCGCTCTTGCCGAGTAACCCCCACGCTTCGGAAGGCTGACCGGTGGGGGGACCAGCGACTTGCTGAAGTGAGCAAGCCGGGACGGCATGGCCATCTGCAGTATGGCCCTGGCGAAGGATCGGGTGTGGGTGTAGGTGTCCATGGTCAGGCGAGCTCGCTGTCGCGATAGAAGATGTGCCTCCAAACAATGCTCCCCGCCATACCGCCGACTCCACCGCGGCCTTGCGCGTCGCAATCCATGCAGCGTATGGTGGCATTGCCGTTCAGCGGATCAGGCTCGATGCTCACCGTCCGCTTGTGCAGGCAGTCGAGTTGCTTGAACCACTTTGTGCGCAGGCGCTCGTACTGGTCTTGAAGGGCTACGCTGGTGCGGCGCTGAGAGATGGCGTCAGGAATGGCGGCGGCGAAGATGTCAGGCACACCATGGTGCGGGGCTGGACGGACATCGACGATCTCCTGTGAGCCGTCGCGGAACACCACGGCGATTCGATGCACCGGCGCCAGGCCACGGCCGCGGTCGACGAATTCAACGGCTACGACGTCCAGCTGGGGCGTGAACCAGAGATCGATGCTCATGGTCAGCCCACGAATGCAGCCAAGCGCTCGCCGAGCACGTTGCTGTAGTTGGTCATGGCCTCGGCCTGGGCGCGCAGTCGGTCCTGGTCGCCGATGCCCAAGCCGGCGAATGCCTCGGT